GGATCAGAGGTCCAGCTAAGGGCAGCCCCGTATTATCATCAGATCAGTGAGGATGCTGAGGGGAACCCTATTTACAATACTGAGCTTGAACCCGCTGAGATATTGACGGCAACGGTTGTTGGTAGTGAGGGTAACTACACAATTGATGTAGGTGCATTGTCCGAACCCTACCTTGTACGGGTTAAGGTAAATGATGTGTGGTGGTATTCCTATGCCGATGGTTTGTCGGATACGGCGAATGTGAATCCGTATACTGATATTCTTGTGAAGCAATGGTATCTGTTTAAGGTAGTTCAAGGAGTTATTGGTTCTAATGTTCTTCTTGACGGACAGTTGCTTGATGGTACAAATATTGATACATTTTATGACGGGATATATACTAAGCAATTGGATGGCTCCGATCTCCCTGATTGGATGTATGGTAAACCAATCGTGTTACCGTTTCAGGAAGATATTAAACAGATTCGAGTAGAACAGTCTTTTTTAGTTGCGGATATTTACGGAGTTGTGTTGGAGGATGTTCTTACTCAGAATTGGGTTGTTGGACAGCCATACGATGCTCTCCTTGATGATGTAAATTTTGATTCTGAATTTTTGCGAAAGGTGGCAGGTGAATTTTATTATAACACCGATGCAATAATCAAAGCTCGTGTGTATTATCAGGACGGAAAATTAAAAACTGAAATGTGGACGAGGCATGGTGAAAAAGGAATTAGAGTTTTATCGGCAAATACTTCTCCATATAAATATGAATATCCCACGGTGGCACCCGACGAAAACGGGATACGACATTTTGTAACGGAAGAGGTAATTGACAAAACCCTAATAACCGGGATAATGTTCCATATTGACCCCTATAATGCTAATGCATGGATTGCAGTAGGAGATCATAGATATGATGGTTTGTATTATCCGAAATTTCAGTGGTACGAAAAATAAATTTCAAAAAAGTTTTAATAAAAAAAGAGCACCTCAAACAAGGTGCTCTTTTTTGTTTATGGAAGTATAGGAATTTCCGGCCAGATAATAGTTAATGGATTTGAAAAATTTTGAGGAATATCTTTTAATGCTTTTTTATAATCGGTACATAATTGTTTTTGTACTTCTGTATATTTAGACCATCTCTCGGAATTACAATATACAATATCAAAGTCATTTAAAAGTTGATCACGTTCCATTCTTACCCTGAACCACAACTCTTCATCCTGCTTTGCCTCATCCGTCACCCATTTTTTCCCATCCCACTCATCATAACTTGAAGCAGGTTCAATTTTCGTGTACTCTGAAATATCTACTCCTTCAAGTTCTTTCAATTTCTCGACAGTGTGGAAATGTACTTTTAACTCCTGTTTTGATTGCTTGTTCCAATAGGTTCCTCGTATATCATCCACGATTTCCCATTTACCATTTTTTAATACGCATGTTTTTCCTTCTGTGTAATTAGGAAATTTTTCAAGTGATTCATTCTGTGGATCATATAAAGCTTCGCCCCTTCTTCCTGTTTGACATTCTGATATTATTTGTTTTCCGTAGGGATCAATAAAATATTTTTTCATTATTTTTACCATGCCTTTATAAGTTTTAATACGCCAGCAACTGGGCCTTGTGTTTTATAATCTATACGAGGTGTTCCATGAACAGTATCAGAAATTGCATCTTTAACCATTGTTGTCCATGTGGATGCCCCTGTTGGATAGGCTCTATCTCCTGTTGATCCACCTCGTCCACCATCCACATTGTTATTATGCCAATGTGGAAACATAACATCCTGATACATCCCACCAAGTACAGCTTTATATACACTACTACCCCACGGTGCTCCTGCCTGAGTTCCTGCTCCTATTGTGCTTACTCCACGATGGTCAGGAAGGAAGAAATTGTCTGCACCATCGATTCCCCATTGGCAATAGGTTAGAGTATGAATTCCTGATTGACTAACACTTGTATTTATTCTACCTCCAGTGGTGTGAGCAATAGCACTGGCCTGAGTTGCATGGAGATAAAAGGTGTCATCATTTATTTTCTCAACGTAATAGTTTGTGTCTACAAATAAACCAGTAGGTAATCCACCAGTAGTATTTAAAAATACACAATCTCCGTCATCTCTTCCATGAGTATTAAGTGTAAATACTCCAGGGTTTGCAAGATTTACCGTGAACGTTCCTACAACATCATGTGAGACTTCCCACAATTCAGGATATCCCGCTTTGGCAAGCGATGAGTGATCTGCCACTAACCAACCCGTAGGTATAGTTGTGGCAAGTCCAGAATATTCTTTTATTTCTCCAACTGGAATATTTCGTAGAATTTCATCATCCACATATGTATATAAATCATCAATTTCTTCATATATGTGTTTTCTAACATCTACATCGGATGCACCACTTGCCCATGTCGATTTTTCATCTATATTTCTAATTTCTGTTCCGGTAATAACAGTAGTTGAAGCTCCTACGTCAATTTCGGCAAGTTTGAACCATTCATTCACACCGGTATATTTGTATTTATAGATCCCTCCGGAACTTACCCCAAATATAGTTTCCAATGCATCTTTTGTAGCATCTGTTACGGGAGGCTTTATCGTAAATATGCTTTGAACTCCTGTTCCATTACCAGTCAACACGATAACATTACCAGCACCGGTACTCGCCGCAGTTCTTCCAAGAACAGTATTTATCGCTGATATTATTTCAACACGAGTTGTGGCCTCTGGGGTAGCACCTCGACAATCTATCTCCTGGAAAGAACCATCTTCTCCATCTGCTATGTTTAACAAATATGTTTCAGAAAGATCAATCGTACTTGATATCACTACCGTCCCGGTAAGAGTACCTGCGGTTGCTGCCGTTGCATCGGTACTGCCTGTTTTTTTCTGAACGGCAAGGTAGTATTTTATATCCCGCATTATTTCCTGATTCGTTATCTCTACGCTTCCACCACCCGTACCAGTTGCAACTGTTCCGATCTGAGCATAATCAGTCTTGTCCTCTAATATTTTTATTTGAGCTTCTATGATATCAACACGAGGAACACCGCTTGCCGCATCCAGGGTGATTGTTTGATCTGATTTCTGCAATACCGGAAACACGTCAATTGATCTCTGGAAACACACCCCAGATGGAACATTTATTGTCATCGCTGATGATGGTTCAACGCGAAGTCCCGATCCAACAACAAGTGCTTTTCCGGAATCAAATATATGCGCCTTTGACATTACACCTAGATTCCTATAAAGCAAGTCTCCAAGTCGTTTCATCACTTCGTCATATTCTATTTGTTGACCTGCGGTCATATTCATCGTTCTTAAATCTCTCATTTAAAACCTCTTGTCTGGCTATGTATAATTGATTTGCAGCACTACACTGATTCCTGCTGCAATTATATTTTCTATAATATTTTGAACAGTGTAGATATCACTTGAAAGAGTATCCTGGAGTATTATTTTTATTGTAAAAAAAGATGAGGAATAATCTTCGCTAATAGCTGGTAGTATAAAAACATACCTGTTGTCGAAAAAAACTTTATCTTTCACGTATATACCAGCATACGAGAAATCAGCAAAGGCATTATCCGTTACTACGTTTACAATTTGTGGTTCTTCGCTAGAAAATGGACGTAGTGCAAATATTATCGTAGCTCGACTGACTTTGTGCTGAAATACAATTGCGATTGTTCTCTGGACCCACTGTTCGTCTGATTCATCTTCTAATTGCAATGAACCGAAAAATTCTTCAAGTTGATATTTAAGAAATTCCTGTGAAGCTTCATTTATAAATATTTGCTTAAGTAGATCAATACTTAATCTTCTAAGATATTCAATTTGACTTGCGATTGCACCAATATCAATATCGGTGGGTTTGGTTATCGCATCAGGTATCACGCCGTCTTCATCGCAAATTAGACGTTTATATACAATGTCATCATGGACATTGTATAGTGCTTTTAGGTTATTATTTATACGTTCCTGTATCATTATATACTCGATGCAATTGCAACTGTAACGACTACTGATCCTCCCGTACCAGCTCCGGTTTTTGAAAATTCTCCCTCATTAATAACTATGTCGCTAACGGGACTATCTACGATGATTTTGTATACGGCGGCATTTGAATTCTTTCCAACACGTATAATTTCATCAGTTAGCACATTTTGACCGAGTTGACGTGTATTTACATATTGCTCTATTGCAGATTGTACTGCATCCCTGATTTCAAGAAGGTCTACAATTACGGACGGAAGACGGTACACCGTGACCCCGATATTAACTGCAATCAATATTGGAGCAACAATGTTATACGCAATTCCTTCTGCATTTTTTCCTGGATAATTTATAATATCATCAGGATCTCCGTAGAAAACTTTTTCGCAACTAGCAAGTAATTCTGCACTTATTATTCCGCTTCCATCATCAACATATATAGTGTTTGTTCCTTTAAATGGATATGCTGATCTTATCCCTACAGACCTCACCCCGGATATTCCGCGCAGTGCTGCTATAATTCCAGATGACGTACCCGCATTCAATGCGTTTACGGTTTCACTGAACCTGGTTTTGCGTTGTGAATCAGTTTCAGCGGCTGCACCACCGCTAAATGCACTGTCATTGATTACATTTTCAATTCCAGATATTTGAGAATTTATAAATCCTTTACCGCTTGCTGTATCAACTGCATTTACTGATATATTTCCGGTTATGCCTGTAGTTCCAGCTTGCGACATCACCTGTACACCTGATTCACCTTCTGCGATAGTTCCCGAAATAGTGCTTGCTATCGTTAATCCATTTATAGTAATTGAATATCCCGCTGGAACTGATATCTCCGCAGCAGTTGCCAGCATCAAATCAAGACCGCTTGTGTTTAGGTAGTTTATAGCTCCAACTGATTCTTTCGCGGTATATTGATACAGTAAATTTGAATCAACATCGGAAACCAGAGTAGCTTCCCAATTTGAAAGTAAATTTATAGCATCTGCAAGGTCACTTGTTTTAGGATATGATGCATAATCCAGGCTAAATGCGTCCGCTGGTGCTCCGGTAACGGCACTGCTCATTATAAGAGATGTAGATGTTATAGTAGCGGATGAACCAGCTCCGGTATATTTTATCCATAGCGCAGGCTTGCGATATGGTCTTAGATATCCAATAGCCGCAACTGCATCAAGTTTTCCAAAACCAAAACCTTGAAACAATGCAATTGGTATCGATTTATAAAGTGCCTCCTTGAAACTCATCTGTATCGCAGATATAATTTCAGAATTAGATTCAAGAAGTGCTCGTATTTTTGCACCCTCGTTAAAATCGGTAAGGCCAAAAGCATCTGCGAGTACTTTTAACATATACATATCAAAGAGCTGATCCGCTGTATATATTTTTAATATATCTGACATTATGCATTAACCTCTCTATGCTCTTCTGTTCCGATGAAAAATACAGTGGATGGAACACTGATTGATTCCCCTTTAAATTCCAACCTGGAAAGGTCCATCTTCACAGATTCCACCCTGGGATCTGCTTGTATTTGTGCAACTATATCAGACAAGTATCTATCAATTTTAACCATGAGCGGAGCTGCGCTGTCGTCTACTGCAATAGATCCCCAGTTGGGGTTAAACGTATTCAGGCTTCCTTTTCGTTGTTGTATCCTGCGCTCAATACCCTGGAATACATTTTCTATTCCTATTGATTCCAGAATGTCACCGGTAGGTGATATTTTTATTTTATTATCTGCGTCAGTTGCAATATCAGAACCGTAAAGAAATTTTTCTATATTCGATGGATCGGATTCATACACCAGGTTTTCATCTCCACGTGAAACAGTATTTGCGTTAAATGGTATTTTTATTTGAGTCCCGATAAGAGATCCATCTATGAAATCATTTTCGCTTATATCATTGATCTGAAGTATGCTTGTAAATTTTTCTCCATCTTTTAATTCACGCAGAGCAATAATACGAGATGTATCACCCTGCATTACGGTGTAATAGTAAAATGAAATTATTCCCTCTACCTTGTTTTCGTTTCCGCTGTCGAATTGCTCCGTAGTCAAGGTATAATCATCTGCGTTTGCATAGTATCGTATTTCATCTTGCTTTACTATGGAATTCAATGTTCCCTTTATGGATTCAGCATAAATTTTTATTTTTTGAAGTGTATTGTAAAAAACAATCAAATCAATATCCAATATTTCATCAAGCGTCAGGTCTCCTGATTCGTATAATGTTTGCTGCGTAGAAGATAAAAATGTTGCAATAAATCCAGAAAAAGAGAGATCAAGAGTTGACAATAAATCCGAAACCAATGTCGGTAGGTTCGTCAATGCAGTGGATTGACCGGCCTGTATATATTCGTTTTCTTCTCCAATGGAAGCTATTATGTTGTCAATGTCAACTGCTGCCGATACGAAATTTGAGTTGTATCCAATTTCTGCCTGGATATCAGAGAATGCGGTTTCAAAGTCAAGTTGTTGCAACGATGAATTTATTATATCTATTGATTCATTTGTTGTTTTCTTAACCTGAGTAACTTTTATTTTTTTCTGAACATCGTCTGGTTCGTAACATTCAAGTTCGATGGTGTAACTGACCGCAAGGTATTTTTGATCTGATTGACTAGAACTAAAATTTGAAACTTTACAATACCAGTGGTCGTCCATATCGTAATCATGAACTATTAATTTCACTTCGTCGTAAAGAGCACCAGTTTTGTCCCTGACCTTTTTTGATATTTTTCGATACAGTGCATTTATTTGAGGACTAAGACCCATAACTGTAGTTGGTACATCCATCTTTGCATTTTTCGTCATTGTATAATCACGATAACGCAC